CGACGAGGCTGGTTATCAGGCCGTAAAGGTCGCTAGGAAGCGTTTGGGCGATATGCGGAACGATATAACTAGATTTGGTAAAGGACAGCGTGAGGAGGCAATTAAGTGGCAAAAAGAGGTATTGAGGCAAGAGAAAGAGTTGCTAAAAATGATTGAACCGACTGAAAATAAATTGAAATCAGAATTGGAGGCAATTGACGAAGCAAAAAAGGTCGAGGAAAGGAAAATTTTACTTCCAAGCCGTATAAAAATGCTCGAAGAAGTGAATATCGCTTTGACAGAGGATAAAATACTGGCTATGGACGAAAATGAATTTTCTATTTTCTTTGCAGAAGCCAAAAAGCAGGCGATTGAAGCTATCGAGGCAACCAACGCAAAAATAGCAGAGGAACAACGGCAAGCCGAACGGATTGAGCAAGCCAAAAAGGACGCCGCCGAAAAAGCAGTTATTGAGGAACGTGAACGTGTAGAGCGAGAGAAAAAAGCGGCTGAAATGACACTGCAAGCAGAAGAAGAAAAGGAAAAACTGGAACAGAAAAAGGTGGAAATGGGTAGAAAATATAAGGCGTGGCTCAAAAAAAATGGAGTAAATGAGGTTATCCTACATTTTCTGAATACAGGTAAAACGACTGATCATTTTATTATTAAGGTTGATGATACTTTCACACTTTACAAAAAAATTGATACCATAATTTTATAATCCTATGGAGGAAATAAAACAAGTAGAGCGCGAATATAAAGTTGTCATAAAATACAAAGTCAGTTCCGGCAACATTGAGCAAGGTGTTGAAATCGTAAAGCAGTCATTGAAACATATTGGATTGAATGTTATGGCTGTAAAACCATTGAGCGGAATACGCTCGGAAAATCAGAATAACGCTTTACACTTATGGCTTGATCAGATTGCGGCGGAGGCAGAAGAAAAGAAATTGACAGTAGATATGTGGATTAAGAAGCCGACAGAAATGAATATCACGGAAAGCCTGCTTAAAGATTCGTTTCGGGCAACTGCCAAAAAAATGTATGGCAAGGATAGCACGGCAAAGTTGAGTAAGTTGGAATTTTCGGAGGCAGTAAAATTATTTGACAAGGCGGTTTTGGAAAGGCTGAACATAGATATACCCTTTCCGAATCTCAAACTTTTAATGGATAGGGATTTAGATAATCAAAATAATAAATAAAAAATATGTTTGAACCAATTACAGTTTTAGTTTCAGTAGCAATTTCATTGCTTATCGTTTATCTTTTTACTCCAAAAAGAGAAAATGATAAAACAAGAATTAAGGCATTAGAAAATTTAGTTGAGGCTTTGATAGATGATTTCAAACACGGAGAAAGAAAGCTTGATGAAAAAATTGACAACGTGGCTAAAAATGCACGAAAAACAGACGAGGGTATCGTGAGTGGAGTGGACGCTTTGGCAAATCATTTCAAAGTTGAGATAATTCCTTATATCAGAAAAGAGGAAGTAGGTTTTGAAATTATCAAACTAAAAAAGAAAAAATAATCATTAAGACAAACCAAAATGAGCAAATATAGAGTTGTCCACAATGACGAAGAATACGAAATTGAAGCCGCCGATTTTTCAGACGCAATGGCAATAGCTTTGCAGAATGAAAAAATATCAGTTTCTAAAATAGAGGAAGTAGAGCCGGTTAAAAACAGGATTGAAGATTGGGCGTTGGCTATTAAAAAACACGAGGGGTATATAACACCGCAAGACAAAGATCCTAAATATCCTAACGGAAGTCCAAGTTATAGAAACAATAATGCCGGCAACTTTCGTTGTTATCCGTTAGTTATGGGAGAGTTCGGCGCGACTTCCTGTATCAATAATCTTGCAGTATTTCCGACTTATGAAAAAGGTTTTCAGGCATTGAAACAGTTTTTGATTTACGCTTGCACGGACGCATTGAGAAGTTATAAGTCAACAATGACTTTGCTTGATTTTTACAAGGTTTATGCTCCAAGTTCAGACGGAAACAATCCATTGAATTATGCGACTGATGTGGCAAATAGGCTTGGAGTTTCTATAAATACCAAGATCGGAGATTTATACGTAGCCGGAACTGTTGAACCCGAAGATATTGAAATAAAAATTGAGGATCAGCTATCGTATGGCGACGTGAGGTTTGGCAACACTAATTTAAAAATATCCACGTATGGTTGCAAATTCCTTTGTGTGAAGTATCTGTATGAAAAGAAAATTGGCAAGAAAATATCCGCTACTGATCTTAATGCTAAACTTCTTGCCGGCGGTTGTTTTTCAGGAAATTCAATGCTTGATGACGGAAAAATAGCGCATACTTTGGGCTTTGAGTATCTTGGAAAAGAAACAGATATAAACAAAGAACCTGATTGGAATCCGACAATCAAAGAAGTTGATTTCGCTAATTTAGCCGGACAGCAACAGCATTTCGTAGTTCGGGATATTCAAGACGGAAAAGAGATAATTCGCGATCCATATACAGGCGTTGTAAGAAAAATAAACTATTATGAACTAAAATGCGGAACTCCAAATTGGGAGAAAGGCGGATTTTCGTATCGCAAGTTCAAAATATAATTATGAGCAACAAAGAAATACAAAATGAGGACAGGTATTACGAGCGTGCGTTGGAGGCGCAGGCAAAAAAGATAGAGTTCCAAACTTTGGAATTATCACGAATGAACAAAGTTTATCAAAGGGAAATCCGAACAACCGGAATATCAGAGGCGTTTAGTTTCCTAATAAAAGTAATAATTAACAAAATAAAAAAATGATAAATAGATTCAACGAATTTGAAACCTGCGAACAGGTTGAAATGGCTTATATTATTGATTTGGGATTTCCGTATGTTTTAGATAGGAGCAACCCGAAAAAAGTTATTATGATTGTTAAGACTGACGCTTTCCACGTTGATTCTTTGATCAAAGGAATGTGGGCGGCAGATGAGTTCAGCCATAGATTTTTAAGGCATTTTAACGTCATTAAAGATTTAAAAAGGGCTTTGTGGGTTGGTGGAGTGTATGATAAGGATTTTTACAAGGAAAAGCAGGAAAAGCAAAACTAATTATGAAAACTGTTAAAATTTGCAAAAACTGTGGCAAAGAGTATGAGAAAAATAGAGCATACTCGGAAACTCAATGGGCTTTCTCGAAGTTTTGCGGTTATGCTTGCGCTTCTGATATGAAAAGGAAAATAGCGGAAACAAAACCACAGCAGGAAAGAAAGTGCAGTTTTTGTGGAAAGACGTATCTTAAAAAACGTTCACTATCTCCGAACCAATGGGGTATGTCAAAATTTTGCAGTTCAATATGTGCCGGAAAATCAAAAAGAAAATATGACACTCCTGACGGAAAAAATGTAGCGTATAGGCGGAGAAAAGGAATGTCCATTAAGGTAAGTCAAGAACACAAAGACAAAATTGCGCGATTAACAAAGTTGGCTATGCAACGTCCGGAGGTTCAGGAAAAAATAAGGCAACCGAGAGAGGCTTTGTCATTGGAACATAGAATAAAATTATCCAACGCTCACGCAGGAAAAATGCCGCAGAATATGATGTATGCAAGTGGCAACTCCGGTTGTTATGCAAATGTTCAGAGAGGAGATTACGATATAAACGGAACGACAATGTATTTTCGTAGCAAGTGGGAAGCTAATTACGCATTATTTTTAGATTTTCTCATTGATCATAAGGAAATAGTTAAGTGGGAATTTGAGCCGGATACGTTTGTTTTTGAAAAAATACAATTTGGGACAAGAAGTTATACTCCTGATTTCAAAGTTTTCAACAATAATGGGACTATTTCGTATCACGAAGTTAAGGGATATATGGATAGCAAAAGCAAAACAAAGCTGAAAAGAATGAAAAGATATTATCCAAAAATAGAGGTAATACTTATTGATTCAGGAGAATACAACTTGCTTAAAAAGCAAATAGGTAAACTATGTAATTTTTATTAAAAATAATATGGAAAATTTGTTTTATAACACAATAAACGAAACAGGGAATGAATTAAAAACTTCTCGTGCAAAATCTTGGGGACAAGACGAAAGAGTTTTGGGATTATTTATGGAATATCCGGAAGCTAAATTAACTCCGTTTGAAGTATTAGAATTTTTGGGTTTAAAAAATGTTCCAGTTACTTCCATAAGACGTTCTATGAATAGTTTGACAAGGGACGGAAAATTAGAAAAAACAAACGAACAAAAAATGGGCAACTATGGAAAACGTAATTATTGTTGGAAATTATTATAATTATATGGAAAATGAAAAAAAAGAAGAAGAAAAAAATAAGGAACGCGAGCCGAATGTAATTATTAAGTGTCCGGTTTGCGGAGGCGGTATGCGCAAAAGCACGTATCACAATGAGTTGAGTAAAAAACCAATTGTGGAGATAACTTGCGTAAAATGTGGCAAAAAATTATGAGTTTAGAATATCCAAGAGAGGCTATCAGAAGAATTTATGACAATCGCAGGGAGAGGCAGGAGCGAGGATTTGAACCTGACGAGTATGATATCTCTTTCGGTAAAGCAAGCACGCTTGAAAAAGCAATCATTCAATATTTAGATGAGAGAAAATTATTAAATCCAAAACAAAGATGAAAATACCAAAAATTATCCACCAAATTTGGGTAGGAGATAAGCCAGTTCCAGTAAAAGCGTTGCAGACGTGGAAAGATAAACACCCTGATTATGTTTTTATGATGTGGGACAATGAAACTGTTAAAAATAAAAAGTGGCGTTGTCAACATCAGCTTGATCAGATGTGGCAAGCCGGACGCTTCAACGGAGTTTCTGATATTATCCGGTATGAAGTTTTGTTTGAATATGGTGGGTTTGTCGCGCCGGCAGATAGCGTCTGTGTCAATCCTATTGATGATTTGTTGGATTACGGCTGTTTCTGCTGTTATGAGAATGAAAAAGCACGTCCTGATTTGCTTTCTCCGCATTTAGGTTCATTTCCAAGTAACCAATTTATAAATTTTATTATTGGGACGATAGCCAATTCTCCGGACGTCATATACGCCGATCCGTGGAAAATAACTGGCAATGCTTTATTGACTGGTGCTGTGAAACTTTTAAAATACGGAATTGTTATTTTGCCAAGCTACACTTTTATACCGGAACATTATAGCGGAGAAAAATATCAAGGCAATGGAAAAATTTACGCACGACATCTTTGGGGAACGACAAAAAATATAACTGGTAATTTAGACGATTATGTTGACGAAAAATGATTTAAACACAAAAGAGGAATACGATAAGATAGGCGGATCTTATTATACTCAAAATAGGTGGAAGTGGTTTCAGGAGGCTATGGATATGTTGATTGGTTTGGACGTTTATAAAGTTTTGGAGATAGGAAGTTATTTATATCCTATATTCCCGTGGGGTTGGACTGTTGATATTAAGGGAAATCCAAAAGAATTTTGCGATTTAGATTTAATGCCGTGGAAATATAAAGATAAACAGTTTGATTTGGTTATATGTTTGCAAACGTTAGAACACTTGGAACAAAGAAAATTAGCTTTCAATGAGATTCGGCGTATATCAGAAAGTGCATTGATTAGTTTGCCGTTTATGTGGAATGAGCCGGACGACCATATTCATCACAATATTACAATGGAAAAGATAAATGAGTGGACTGGTGGCGAAGTTCCGGTTAAAACTTTTATTGGGGGAGATGAAAGTAAAAAACAAATAATTTTATATTATCAATTTATCTAACCTCTTTAAATTAAATAACTATGAGCAGAGAAATAAAATTTAGAGCTTGGGATAGTGAAATAATGATTTATGATTTAAGAGTGGGAAATGATTTTTTAAACGGAAAAGATTTAGTAATTATGCAATACACAGGACTAAAAGACGAAAACGGAAAAGAGATTTATGAGGGTGATATTTTAAAAATTATAGATAAACAACTTGGAGGAGCTACAATACTAATTGAAATGAAATTCGAAAATCATAGAATTGGAGATTTCTTTAACTGGGAAATACACGGGTTTAGAGATTATTCAAAATCTACATATGGTCATTCTATTGAAATTATTGGAAACATCTATGAAAATGCTAACTCTTTAAATTAAATAACTAATATGGAGAAGCAAAAAATTAAAAAAATTAGAAAAGGAACCGTAAGGATACAGATTAAAAGTAGGAAAGGAGATGATAACAATCTTATTATTGAAGGTATACTTCCAACAGAAAAAGTTGCAAAAATTATTGAATTTTTAGTGGTAAATAGACTTTAAATTAAATAACTATGAAGAAAGATATTTATCAAAAGCGTTATGAAGCGCACCAAAAGAGAAAAAAAACCCATTTGATGTGTTTGTTGAATATTAGATCGAGCCAAAGAGTTTTTAACGATAAACCGGTTGAAGATTGGAAAGTTGAGTGTCTTTTGGAGTATATGGCAAAAGTTCCGAGTTCTTGTGGGCGTGAGGCTATTTATGGAACGGTTGAATCCGATCGTGATGAAAAGGAAGTTTTGGGAGCATTTTTGGTCGGAGGGGTTGGTTGGGTTCATAGAGCCGATAAAATTATCTTGCTTTTTGCCAAAAGAGAAGCATATAAAGCTACAAATGAAATTGAGTTTATGCCGTATTTAGACGCTGGTGCGGTGTTGGAAACAGCCTATCTTGTTTGCGAAGATATGGGAATTGGTTGTTGTTTCGTTAATCCGAATATCAGGGAAATAAATAAGAGTATTTTTTTGCAAAGGTTTTCTCCTTACAAAAATGATATTTTTTGCGGAGCATTGGCGATTGGTTACTATGATAAAAAGTCGAAGCCAAGTAAAAAAAAGAAAAGTATAATTATTAAATAAAAATAAAATGAAAACAACAACGATACTTTGTGATGAGTGCCACGAAATAATTGATAAAAAGCATATTAGGATAAAGTCTGCTGAAATTAGGTTTAATCAGCAAAAGTTCAGTCCGATAGTGCTTGATCATAGGGATAACAGTATTCATTTTTGCGGTATAAAGTGTTTGTCAGCTTATTTTAAAGATAAATTATTAAAAGCAAAAAAATGAAAACTTTACGCATTACAGTTTCAAGCGTGGACGTGGCGAAACAAGATGAGCCGGCGTTCCAAAAAGAATTAACAGAGAGATTTATTGTGGCAGGATTTGATTTGAGCCAAAATAATCATATTATCAAACAGCCGCGAAGTGATTGCAACGCTATGGATTTTATTCAGTTTCAATACACTTGGTTTGATAGGTTTGATGTTCAGGCAGATTATTTTATGTGGAAAGTTTATAAATGGTTTAAAAAATTATTCGTATGATCAAAGTATTAAATATCCCTAACACTTTGGGTTTTTGTAAAAAATGTTTCAGGACAAGGCGCGAGGGTTCATCTTATTGTGGAGAATGTCAGGACGAACCGGAACGAATGGAAGTTTATCAGGACAGCGTTTTGAATTTTCCACGTCTGTCAGATATTATTTTGAAGTTTGGATTTTCAATGAAAGAAATAAACGGAATTGTTTTCACTTATGGAAACGTAATTTATGCTGATTCTGATATGCACTATGATTTGATTGCTCACGAATTGACGCACGTGTTTCAGCAAATGAATATTGGAAAGGATATTTGGTGGGGAAAATATTTTAAGAATGAAAAATTTAGAATAGCGCAAGAGTTGGAAGCATATCGTCAGCAATATAAAGTTATTTTAGCGAGAGAACCGGAACGCGCGCATATTGAAGCGCAAAGATTAGCGAATGATTTGAGTGGAAAATTATATGGTTGGTGTATGCCATTTCAGGAGGCGTTTGATAAGATAGTTGCTATTGACAAAACAGCAAAATAGGAGTATACTGATAGTAGTGATGTTCGGGTGTCATCATAGGGTGGCTTAATCACTAAAAACAAAAATATGAATATGGAGGAAAAGGTGTCGCAAGCGAGAATAGACCTTGCGAAAGTAGAGCCAAAAAGGGGAAAAGAGGGGAAATTTAGAAAAGAAACGTGGAGGGAAAGGTTTGGGTTCTTTCGTATAATGTGGATTTTCACGATTGGTGTATTATTGGGAGCAAGTTACATGTTTGTTTATTTGAATTATCACAGACTGTATGAAACGAGAACTATACAAATTATCAACAACGCGGAAGCCAAGACGATCGAAACAGTTGAACAGCCGGAAGAAGTCGCTAAAAAGGCTTCAAAAGGCACTTTTTACACCTACAATGCGGAAGAAAATCAAACAGATAGCAATCCATATCGAACTGCCTCCGGCAAAATCGTCAAAGACGGATACGTTGCTAATAATTGTCTGCCATTTGGGACAAAAATAGAGGTAGAAAATGTGGGAACTTTGGAGGTTCAGGACAGAATGAATAGTCGGTATGATTGTGATGACTTTGATGTTTTCAAAGAAAATCCAAAGGACAATTTTATGAAGTATGAGGTAAATTATATAATTTTATAAAAATGGCTAAAATAGAAATCAAAATTGAAATGACAGACGATCACGGAGTATCAAAATCTTTCGGGTTTGGATTGGAAAGAGCAACATTTCAAGAGTTCGACAGGGTGCAGAAAGCCATTGATGAGGAGATTGAGCGTGTTGTTTGGGATAAAGGAGATAATAAAATAGAGAAAAAGCAGGCTATTTAGGCTTGCTTTTTATTATTTATATGATAGATGTTGATAAATTAAAAAAATATCGCGAAAAATACGAGGCTGAAACGTCAAGATTGAGCCGCTCTTTAACTGGATTCATTATTTTTATTTCAAATGAACAGGCTAAAAATAAGAAATCGAGTGTAATAAGTCTTGAAATGAGAGAAACATCGCGCAGAGCAAAGGAAATGGCTGAAAAGATAAAAGAAAATAAGGCTCTCACTCCCGAAGATGACTTTAAAACATTAAAAAAATAAACATTATGGAGGAAACAGGCAAAGATATTAGCCAAAAGGTAACAAAAGAAACGAATTTTGGCACAAGTATCGGGCAATTAAGGGCATACAGAGCAGATCGGACGCCCATTGATTACAAGGGTTATCCTAAAATTACAGTAACGGCGGCAGAGGATTTACATTCTTTCCAGTATGGGATCATTAAAATAACAATTCAGTTGCAAAAAGATTTTACTCCGATTGATTATTATATTCAAGTTGACGGATTGATGAGTATAGTTTACAGCGTATATGCCAAAACATTGAATGATTTGCGCCGAGCGACCATTAGGCAAAAAACAGTCAGAATGTATGGTATATGCAAAATGATGTTATATCGAGTGAAGCGTTTGTTTTGGAAATAGGTGCTTGCCTCCAAGACAATTTATAATTTGTTGGGTATGAAGCAGTTATTTCGGTAGTAAGATAGGCTTAATTGTTGCTCCTCCGGAGTAGTCCTTAACTTAAAGGATCGCAAGTTACGGCAAAGTCAATAATTATATCTTCGGATATAATGACGCGCTACACGGCAGTTAAGCCAATCTAAATTATTTCTCAATGGAAGTGGCGAATATAAAGCGTATACATCTTTAAAAAGCGCGGTTGTGGGTATGTTTTTCCAAATTCATACGTTGAACACGACATTAGCCTATAAGATTATAGCGATTGGGAGAAGAAAAATGCCATTTCAACGCAATTAAAACTATTATTGCCGCTTCTCCCATTGGGACGTAAAAAAGCTTGACTTTTTTTGTAAAGTATGATAGACTTAAATTGTAGTAAATATTAAAAATGTAAATATGGAAACAATTACAGTCAATGAGAACGACTTAAAAATTCTCAAAAGAAAGTTCAAGGAGGCGTGTGAGAATAACAAGGAGCAATTTACGTTCCTCGGTAGGGATATTCTGAAAACGTATGCGAAGTATCTGATTCAGTATTTAGATAGCAGGTTTAAAAATTAAATATGAAAAATATGAGTATCTTGATGACAAAGATTCCGGATAATTTGTTTTCTGCGTCTGAAAGGACAAATGATTCATTTTATCGAGGAGTATCAAAGTATGTTTCGCTCGGAGAGTTGATGAGCGTATACTACTTCGGAGCATAGGTATTAAAAGTCAATATTAAAGAATAGAAAAGTAATAGTAATAAAAATTTGTGATAATTAACGTTATATCATAAATTTCGCTATTGCTTTTTTTGTTATAAAGATATGGGGAAAAGAAAAATAAAAGGGAAGCGTCCGATCAAAAGCACGGCTGATTTGGAGAATGAGAGTGATAAGAAAGAAAAGGTCATTAGTGATTATGCTAAAAGTGCCGGATTACGTTTGTCTTGGATCAAGTTTATAGATGAGTATATCAAGAATGGGGGGAATGGGACGGAGGCTTATATGTCTGCTTATCCTGAAAGTAGCAAAGAGGCGGCTAAAAGTAGTGCGAGTGATCTCCTAACAAATCCTAACATTTTAGAAGAAATAAATAATAAGTTAGGTGCGCAAAAAGTTACAGAAGAATTTATTGTTGACGGATTAAGGAGTATTGCTGTTGATTATCGCGGTGCTAAAACAATTATGGCGGCTGTAAAAAGCTATGAGATATTAGGAAAGATGAAAGGAATGTTAGTAGATACAAAGAAAATTGCTTTTACTGGCGACAACCCTGCATTGTTTCCGGCATTAGTAAAACAAGAGAATAAAGAAAAATGGGACAAGGAAACGAGTAGGATATCCGAATGACCGGAATAAGATTGGAGGATTTGCAGGAAATCCAAGTGTTTGAGCCATTACCGAAACAAGAGAAATTTTTATATTTTGTTGAAGTTCGAGAAGATATTAAGTTTATATGGTATTGCGGAGGGTTTGGATCAGGAAAATCTTTTATTGGTAGCCACGCCGTTATCAGACACGCAATGCAGAACCCGAAAGGCAGGACATTGGTAGCACGTCAGACTATGGTTGACCTGAAAGCAACGACAATGAAAACCTTTTTTGAGGTTTTAGATCCGCGCCTGATAATGAAATGGAATAAAACTGAATCATTATTGACGCTGATAAATGGACACGAGATATATTTTTGGGGATTGGATAACATAGAAAAGCTGAAATCATTGGAAATTGGAATGTTTTGGATAGATGAAGTGAATGAAGTTGATGAGTTGACGTTCAATGTTTTAAAGGGACGTTTGCGAAATAAGCACCATAAAAAGCGATTAGGCATACTAACAAGCAATTCCGAGGGCAAAAATTGGACTTATAAGCAATTTGTTTTAGGCAGAGGTATCAGAACAGCACAGGATTTGGAGAAATACAGGATTGTTAAAGCACCAAGTAATGAAAATACCTATTTGCCGGAAGATTATTTGGACGTTTTGAACAGTTACACAGGCGATTTGTTTGAAAGGTATGTTAAAGCGAGTTGGAATGTGTTTGAGGGACAGATATTTCCGGACTTTCACAGAGAAATACACGTTATCAAGCCGTTCGCTATGCCGGCTGAATGGAAAAGAATAGGCGGAATTGACCACGGCGAACGCAATCCAAGCACCTTTCTATGGTGTGCGGTTACCAACAGAGGAGATTTGATTTTTTATAGAGAATACAAAAAAGAGGGCGAGTTCGTTGACCAACACGTGCGCAACATAAAAGATTTGAACGCCGGAGAGGATTTGGATTACATTGAAATAGATCCGAGTGTCAAAAGTGTGCGCGGTGGGAGTGGTCGCAAGGTTGATACAGAATACAAAGAGGAATGGATTAAGACTTTCGGAGAGCAAATGCCTATGCGATACGCCAATAATGACGTAAATGCAGGCATAGCAAGGGTTCACAAGTATTTGAGGCTTGACCCTGCAAGGGAACATATCGCCACAAAGAAGAAAGGCGCGCCGAGAGTTTACATATTCGATACCTGCAACCAGTTGATTGACGAATTAGAGGGCTATAAATGGAAAAAGATTATACCCACGAATGAGAACGATCCTGATGAAGCACCACGAAAGAAAGATGACCACCTTGTTGACCCTATGCGTTATATCATTATGAGCCGTCCGGACATTTCACAAGGTTCAGTAGTAAATAAGCACGAGATTAAGCGTAAACAGGAAAAGCTTGATCCAAACAGTCAGATACTCGAACACGCTAAAAAATTGTTTCCTGATGATTTCATTAAATTAAGAGATTAAATTATGGACACTATTCATAGGCAACCAAAGGATCAGACATTGATTTCGCTTGATGACATTGACCTTGCGAAAGATGATGACGCTCTGATTGCGCAAAAGATTGAAACACGTTTAGGCGAGGGACAGTCTTTGTATGACGCGATAATGAAAGAAGTGCAGGAGAATGAGCAAATATTTTATGGCAACATAGATAAGATTGCCGGCATTGACCTTGCTAAATACAAATCAAAGGCATTGCAGAACAGAATTTACCTGACAATCCGCAATATGGTCGGTTTAGACACTGATAATATCCCGAAAGTGCAAATGATACCTGCAAAGGATACTCCGCCGTCCATTAAAAAGGCTGAAAAGGTTAAAAATGCTATTGAATATGGCTTTATTCGTGTGAACTTTATGGATTTTATCACGAAGTGTCTGTTTGATACTCGCATTAAAAGGGACAGTTTCGCACGCTGGTTTTGGAACTATGACAAGAATGACTTTGACCTTGAACCTGTAATGATTGAAGAAGTTACGATCAGTCCGGAGGGGACAACGATACAAGACGCTGAATGGCTTGTTTACCACCCACTCAAAAACAGGAAATGGTGGAAAGACAATTACCCCGAACAGTATGACAATGTTGTCTTTGAGAACCTGAAAGCGATTGACTATACAGGCAAAGGTATTTCGTCCACTACACCTGCCACAACTGGACGCGGAACAGTCGCACGATTTTATGCTTATTGGGGGAATGACCTGCTTGTTGAAATGGCTTATGGCAAGGCAGGCGAGAGAATTATATTAAAAAAGGGCAAGAATCCATATTTTGAATACAGAGATCCGCTACTGCAAGTCAATGAATGGGCGCAATCAGCACGTCCGGAAGCATATCAAGCGGCTAAATTAAGCGGTTTGCCTATGGAACAGGCTTTGCCACAGGTTCTTGATCCGGCTGATGTGCAGAATTTCAAGCCGATTGTGAACTTTTTGAGCGAACCGAGAAAACCTTTTGTGCAATTTCCGTCAATGAAACTACTCGGCAAGTTCTATTCCACAAACCTGATAGCGCAAGCAAAGGAAACTTTTATAAATTACATAGGCAAGAAGCGTCAGATAGCGGACAATTTAAGAGGTTGCAACGTGAAAATAGTTATAGATAGCAATCAGTTTTCCGAAGAAGAAGCCACGGCAATAAATGACGAGCCAATGCAGACTATACGCGCTGATATGCAGACAACGCCAAAACCGGTGCAAATTGTTGCTCCAACTTTTCCTGAATTGCAGGGAGTTTTACTGGATATGAACCACGACGAGCGTTATATTGACGATTTATTTGGACATCACGAAGTATCAAGAGGATCAGGGGACGCCAATACGCTTGGACAAGACAAAATGAACGCTGAAAGCGACCGCACGCCTGTTCGTATGCAATCAAGAGCCACGGAAAGCGCTATTAAAGAAATTACAGAGGGTTGGATTCAGTTGATGAAGATGTTTTATACAGAAAAGCATTGGGTTAAGAAATTGGGTGGCAAAGAGGGCGTAGAAATGCAAGAACTTATCAATAAGGACGTTGAGGAGGGAATTGAGCCTTTAATTGTTCCGCAGTCTATGATGAAAGTTGATAAAGTGCGCAGGGCGATTGAACTTTGGGGAGCAAAGGCACTTGATCCGTATACACTTTACAAGGAAATTGAAATGCCAAATCCGGAAGAATTATCAAACAGACTGATGAACTTTATGAACAATAATGTTATATCTGACGCAAGTCCGGAAGAACTGGCGGCTGACAATGCAAATTCAGGAGCAGGCGACGGCACAGAGAATCCAGTTGAACGTGCTGACGCTGAAAATAAAGCGTTTCAGAATGGTCAAGGCGATAAAGTTCCTCCTACACCGAGAGAATTGGTCGTTAAAGAACACGTGGCACTCCACTTTGCATTTTACAAAGATCCGAATAAGAAAATGGAGCAAGACGCAATGGATTTATTGGAAGCTCACGCCAACGTGGACAAGGCAACTCTTATATCAAATATGAGCGAGGGAGCGGTTACAGGAGCGCGCCAAGAGATAAATGCAGGCAGAACAGCCAAAGGCAAGGGAGAACCGATTGTAGGCGCAAAACAGAAGCCACAAGCCAAACCACAGGGCAAAGGTGGCAAGCCGTCGGTTGATGTAAATGTGAACGTAAAAGCTAAAAAATAATGTTTTTTGATAGGTCGGGCGTGTGATCCCCCAAAGCACTCCTGACCAATTCAGTAAATATTAAATATACAACAAAACTATGGCTCAAAATGAACCAAACCCTGCGGAAGCAGGAGCAAGCGACTTCGCACCTCCAAAAGAGGGAGAAGTTACACCGCCGGCAAAGGATAATTCCAACCCTGACAAGTCCGGCGCGAACCCTGATGAAAACGGAGAAAGTCTGGAAGTAATCAATGCTCAAAACGAAAAACTTGTAGAAGCTTGGAAAGAGGATCGTGAGTATTTTCAGAACGACATAAAACGACTTCGTGCAGAGGTCAAGTCGCCTGAATACACACGTGAGGAGGAGGAAACGTTAGAGGAGTTGACCGGAATTGAACGTGATCGCAAGGTTGTCGAATTTCATAAGAAGCGTGAGAAAGCGGCGCACGACGCAGAACTCAAACAGCTTAACAGCGAAATTACTTTTTATGAGAGGACGGATAAAGAGTTTGCCGCGAACAAAAAGGACATTCTCAAAGTTGCAGGCGATTATGATTGCCCGAACTTAAAACAAGCGATTCTTGTTTGGCGAGGATTAAATGCAGGCAAGGTTCAAAAGGATAAAAATTATAACGATCAACGCAAAAAGGAAGCTGACGGCAAAAGTGGCGGAAACGCAGGGGGTTCTCCGGCGGTTAAACCATACGATTCAAAGTCCGACAGTAAAAAGTCCTTTGGGGATCTCTATCGAGAAGCAGGAGTTAAATAATTCATTTTAAACTACAATCATATGGCATTTGCAGATTGGGATCAACTGACTTCAATCACACGTGAGAAAGTTCTTCCGAAGATTGAAGATCAGATTAGCAAAGACCACCCACTCTTGGGAAGATTGTTTGACGGCATTAAACTATGGAATGGTGGCTCACGCCTCGAAATTCCGGTTAAATATCGCCACAATTCACAAGGTGGTTCGTATTCAGGTCTTGATGTGTTAGATACTGCGCAAGAGCAGACGAGAACAAGGGCTTTTTGGAATATCAAGCAGGTGTATCAACCTATTATTATTGCCAACATTGACTTGGCTAAAAACGGAGGCGAGGGTAAAATAGCGGATCTTATGGACGCTGAAATGGAGGAATGTCGGGAATCTCTTACTGACAAACTTTGCACAATGCTTTTCTCTGACGGGACTGGCAATGCAAGCAAGGATATAACCGGTTTGAAAGCGGCTGTCGGAAACGACGGAACGGCTACTGCCAGTTATGGAGATATTGTGCTTGGAACTTATACTTGGTTCAAGGGCAATTATACTGCGGCTGTTGGATCTCTTATGATTTCAGACTTGGCAACAATGTTTGATAGTTGTGAATCTGGAGCTGATACTCCAAGTATTATTGTTACGACCAAAATAATAAAATCTGCTTATGAAGCATTGCTTCAAAATCAGGTTCGTTTTCAAATGGTCAATGGTAAAGTTAGCGCAGACGGCGGAATAACTGACTTATCTTTTAGGTCTGTTCCGCTTATTGCTGATGAATACTGCGGTTCTACCGATATGTATTTTATCAACGAGAAATACGTGAACCTTTACTATATGAAACACCCTAAATTCCCTACTGACGCGAAAGGTTTTGCTGTTTCTCCAATGAGAGAACCGGTTGATCAGGACGGAGAGGTTGGTTTCATTTTCTCTTATATGCAGTTGGTAAACCGAAATCCACGTAGAAGTGGTCGCTTAACTGGCGTAACTGCCTAAATGAGAACAGATTGACAGTTGAGGTCGGACTGTCAACCAATCAGCATAATCATTAAATCCAAAGAGTAAAATTATGGCTATTGCAGAAACAAGTCGTATGAAAACGACTTTCGGTAATAAAAAAATTCTTACAATCATTGGAACTTTTGCTTCCGGAGATACTTCGGGGACAATAGATACTGGACTGGTCGCTATTGATCACGTTTCAGCCGCCTTTGTTGACATACTGGACAAAACAGTCAATCCGACTGTTTCAGGTGGTGTTGTAACGCTTACAGTTACGAATCCGGGTGCGACGAAGATTTGGAGAATGTTTGTTATCGGTCATTAGAAGTATTTAATTCGTAAAATAATTTAAAATCCTATGGGTGGAGAATTAACAAGAGATAAATCAGTTGAGGACGGCACAGGAGTTCTCGGTTCGCGCAAAAGAGTAGGCGTTAATGAATATATATTCCTTAACGTGCCTGCTACTACTGCCGCCGGAACGCCTATGGTCGTTTCTTATGACGGAGATGAAGCTACTCTCGTCAAAGGTGTTGCACCTGCAACTTCTTCTGTTTATCAGGAAATAGCTATCGTTCCTCGCCTTATCGGTTCTGCCGCAGAAGATGTTTGGTGTCAAACTCGCGGTATCTGTGAAGCATTGCTTGACGGAACAACCAATATTGCAAAGGACAGTTATTTGGAAGTGCTAAATACCGATACTGCTCTTACTGTGGACGGATCAACGAGAACTGTATATTCAGTTGCTATTGCAACAGAAGCATACGAAGATACTCCGGACGCATTGTATACTGTTATGATGTTGGGAGATCGTGTTCAAATAGCCGCTTCTTAAAAATAGTTGGCTTATATTCTGCTTCCTTTAATAGTTGGGAGGCAGTAATAGGTTAATTATTAAATATAAAAAAGTTATGGAGGAAAAAAAGAGGCTGAACATTATGATTGCTATTCCCTCAATGGGCGAAGTGTCAATGATGTTCACGTGTTCATTGGTGGGTATGATTCTTAAAACAAAGGAAAAATACCCCGACTGTCAGATAACAATATCAACTATAATCCGCAAGTTGATACACCGATCAAGAACAGAACTGGCAGAGAATTTTTTAGCGACGGATTGCAATATGATTATGTGGATTGATGATGATAATCCACCAAAACCTGATGACCTTAACAAGTTGATAGAACTGGATTTGCCGATTGTTTCAGGGCTGTATTTCAAGAGAAATGCGCCTTATGAACCGATTATAATGCTTGATAGAGCAAATGGTGTTGGGACAGAGCGTAGACCGGATCTATACCGAAATGGAGATAAGACGCCGTTCAAAGTAAATTCAACTGGTATGGGTTTTATGTTAGTAAAGCGTGAAGTTATTGAAAAAATGAAAACATTGGGAATCCCATTGTTTGATGTCAGAGGAAGCGTCGGAGAGGATATTTGGTTCTGTTTGCAAGCACGGCAGGCAGGTTATGATGTAATGATTGCTCCGGAGGTTGAAATAGCGCATTTAGGAGAAAGAATACTGGTTACCGGCGACACTTATAAAAAATATTACGAAGAACATATAGCAGAGGTAGTCGCGAAAGCATTTATTAGGAAAGGCAGTTATTCACTAAACGAATTGCATTATTTAGCAGAGCAGGCGTCTAACAGTAATTTTACAATACACGTTTCTGATAATTATGAGCAGGCAGAAATTGTGTTAGCTAACTCAAAGCGTTTGATAAACGTTACGAGTGGCGCGATAGATGTTGCAACTGATAAAATACAGTATTTGCAAGGAAATACGACAGAATTAGCCGATAATTTCCCTGATGATTGCGCAGACTTGATAGTTATTCAAACAGCGACTTCTGAAACGATAGAAAAGTATATAGCAAAACTAAAAAGATCAGGAAAAATGATAATAAATTGTAATGATATTTTTCTCGACGATTACATAAAGAACCATAAATACGAAATAACAAGCCAAAAAATAAAAGATACAGAATTATTTGAGTTAGTTAAATTGTAATTAAACATTAAATATACAAAACTATGACAACAGGAATTGTTGACATTGAAAACGTTACACCGGATATTGATCCGTTGGCGCAAGGGATTTTACATAATCCTTTGAAAGAAGATTTTACCCACGCTTTCGCAGGAAAGGAATTTACAGTTCCGGCGGAGGGAACATTAAGCCAGTCTTTGCAGGTGGTAGTCCACTTGGCGAAACACTTGGCTGAAAAAATAGTTCGGGCTGAATTTCGCAAGAGAATAGCCGCGATTAAAGAGCCTGAAAAAAGACAAAAAGAATCAGAAAAGCCAATTCCTGATTACAAAGGAAAAATATGGAGTTTGATGAAAGAATTGGTGGAAACTGATAGCGATTTCTTTGGAGAAGAAATTAAAGAGGGAGAAAATGAAAATAACAAAGCAAAATTTTTGAGATAAATATTCGCAAGGGAGGATTAGTTCCCTTGCGAGAGGTGTCAGGTTTCCTCCACCTGCCCTCTCTCGTTAGGGAATTAACTTATAACCAATAATTTATAAAATTATGACAACGAATCCAACATTAGCAGATTTACAAAAAGCGCATTTGTCTTGCAACGTTACGGAAGTTGACCTTGCAACAGACGCAGATGTAGTAGTAACAGCTTCAAGAGCAATTTTGATCGGTATCCACGTAATTGTAGCAATGAGCGCACACGCCGCAATATTAAAAAATACTTCAACAGCAAAGATTACATTGCCGGCTTCAACTGCTGTCGGTAAAATAGATACTTATGGAGTAGTTTTTGACGACAATATTACAGTTGAATCAGATAATAGTGGGACAGGAAAACTCCTTATTTTTTGGTCTGCAATTTAATTTTTAATTTTACATAAGATTATGAACATAGGAAGTTTCATATCCGATAGCGGAGGTAGAAAATTCTTTTTAGCAATATTGATGATTGTTATTTTCACAATATTCGTTATTTTGGATAAAATGACAGCAGGTCAGTTTATAAATGCCTTATTGGTTGATTTAGGCATTTTTTCAGGAGCAAACGTATTGTCAGACTTTGCACCAGTAAAAAAAGAAATAACAGAAAAACCTAATCAACAGTAAAACAAACCGAAATGGAAATAAAAGATTGGCTTGATGTCATAACATCTGTTATTTCACTTATTGGGGTATTCTTCTTTGTTTATCTTTATTTCAGAAGTCCGGACGAAAGAGCAGAAAAACAACTCGGAGTAATAAATACAAATTGCATTTTAAAACATAATCGCATTGATGAGATTATCAGAGAAATGAAAGATAGTTTTAAAAGTATTGATAATTCAATTTTACTAATTAAGGAAAACGATATAAAACATATTGAACAGGAAATGCGCAGAATGAGCGAAGTTCAAACAAGAATATTGGCAATTTTAGAATATAAAGAGGGTGTTAAAATGAAGTAGGAGGTGGGCTATGGGTTTATTTCATTGGTGTTATTGGAAGCGGAGGGACATCAAAGTATGGTGGCGTTTGCGTAAATATTACAAGAAACCTTGTAAATACCAAAGGAGGTGGTATGAAAAGAAAAAAACGTAAAATAGTCCAACCAAGTGCGAGAAAACCGGCGAGAACTTTTGATATTGTTATTGCCACGTTTTCTGAAATTTGTGAACGTTGCAAAGAGCCATTAGTGGTTCACGCCTACGCCCAAAAGGGACACAACGGCAGAAAGGAGAAGATTTATTGCCATTGCGAGAATAAAGGAGAAGCGGAGGGTAAAAGCAGGTGTCCGAAATATAATTTGGAAATTTGCTTTATAGAAAGATTTTTTTGATGAAACTGACAGGAGGGAGCGAAAGTTGATCTTCCTCCTGTCAGCATTAACAATTAAAATCAACTATATTAGTATCAAAAAAGACGAGGTTTTGTTCTTGATAGGATTTATAATAGTAATAATCCTGCTGTTCATTGCAGGGACAAAGATTGTCCACGCTGTAATGAATATTGAATCAAGACTTGATCCGCAAACGCACAAGTATACAACAAAAGAAGTTAATTTTTTTAAATAAACAAAATTATGGAACATAAGATTATCGCTGAACTCGACGGCGAAAACATTAATATCAATGCAAAGTTCTTTCGTGGAAAAGATGTTGTCCACGAAATAAACCACGCTTTCCCTGTCGGAACTTCGGAAGAAGTAATCCGTGAGGCGGTCGTAAAAGCTGGCGAACTGTTTGAATTAGAGGAAAAACAGAAAGAGGCGAGAAAAGAGGAGGACGAGAAGAACGCGGAGGCAAAAAAAGTTGTAAATAATTTAAACTCATAAATCTATGAAAAAGAAAGCAGAATCAGCAAAACTTAAAATAATAGGGGAACAGACATTTGAATTGTTTGGAAAAGACGGAAAAATCAAACAGTTATGGAATGAAAACTTTTTGGGTAAATTTATCCGAGAGTTCTTTGGTCGTGAATTACGTATCTTTTTATTGACCGGATTTTACGGCGATAAAATGGTGCATTGCAACCTTGTTACTAACGCCGGATTTGCCGGTATTGCTTCTCGTATCAATGGAGCTGATAGTGAAGCGGCTTTTACATATCTTGGGACTGGAACTGGAACAACTGCGGCTAACGCGGCTGATACAGCTCTTGAAACACCTATTACAGATTCAGGATTGGAAAGAGCGTCAGCAACCTGCTCACGTGTTCAGACGACTGTCGCTAACGATACAGCACAACTTTTGAAAGCATTTTCAGTAACCGGAACAAAGGCAGTAACAGAGTGTGGAGCGTTCAATGCTTCTACAAATGGAGTTTTGCTTGGACATCAGGTTTTCGCGGCTATCAATGTTGTTAGTGGAGATACACTTCAAATTACCTACAAATTCAAAGCAGCTTAAAAATTTTAATGAAAAAATTATGTGGAAAAATAAGAAAAAATTGCAATCAAATAATACCACTAATAAAAATTTCTCTTATTCAAAGGGAGATACAACTTTAAAATTTTCGTTAAGAGTTGATATTAAAGAAGAATTGATTGATTTTCTGGAATGTTTAAATGAAGCAACAAATGAAGTAAAAAAAGAGATAAATAAAATATAGTATGGCGACAGTAAATGTATTATTAGTAGCCGGTGGCGGTGGGGGTGGAATAAATAACGGCGGTGGAGGCGGAGGCGGCGGTGTTGTTAATAATACAGCCGTTTCTGTTACTGCCGGAAATTACTCAATAGTTATTGGTGGCGGTGGTGCAGGTGCTAACGCCGGACAGGGACACGGAGCAAATGGTGGAAACACAACAGGATTTTCTATGACTGCCGTTGGAGGTGGTGGTGCAGGTAGCGGAACTAACACAGGATATAATGGCGGTAGTGGTGGAGGCGGAGGCGGAGAGAGAACATCATCAAACGCCGGAGGTTCAGGAACACAAGCCGATTCAGGAGGCGGAACAGGATATGGAGAAAATGGAGGACTTGGTTATCTTTATTCTGATAAGTGGTTAGGCGGTGGAGGTGGTGGAGCTACGGAAGTAGGAACAGCTTGCACAACCGGAGATCCTGACGGAGGCGACGGATTTCAATTTGTAAATGGAAGTTATTATGGAGGTGGTGGTGGAGGAGGAGGAGATCTAACAGCAGGGGAGGGAGGATTGGGAGGTGGAGGGAACGGAAAATCAGGTAGCAACGTAAGTGCTGATAATGGAACTGCAAATACTGGTGGAGGCGGTGGAGGCGGTTCGGGAACTGATGGCGACGGAGGGAACGGAGGTTCGGGAGTTTGTCTTGTAGCCTATCATACTAACGGAAGCGACGGAGTTAGGACTACTTCTTCCGGTGGAACGCAATCAACATCAGGTGTTTGGACTATACACACGTTTACCGGTAGTGCAACATTTACTTGTGTTTTAACTGAAAATTATACGTCAACTCTAACAGAAACGATAACAACAACGGCTTCAATTTCAAGGAAAATTACAAAACCTATTCTGCTGACTATCACAAATACTGCCACATTGACAAAACAGATTATAAAACCATTTTTATTGACTATTTCCATAGTTCAGGATTTTGTATCTGAATATATACGAGGAATTATTACGGAAGTTTTAACTGAAACTATCACAATTACAAGTTCATTTTTGAAAAATATCCAAAGGACATTCGCAAACACAATTACAATTACTGAAACTTTTTCAAAATTGAGAAATACTTATGCAAATTTTGTTGATACGATTCATATATCAGAAATATTTACCAAAAGTTACGAATGGATACGTCAAGAAACGATTACCATTACAGAAACATTTTTGAGGATAGTTAGAAAGGTTTTGACGGAAGTGGCTACTATTACGGACGCGGTTGTTACTATTTTTATTTATTCGAGAGAATTTTTGGACGATTTTCATATATCCGATTCAATTTCAAGGCAAATAACAAAAGTATTGACAGTTACCACAACCATAACAGACACAATAAAAAGTTCAATTCAAAAATTGTTGACTGATACAGCGACAATAACAGAAGATTTTGAGTCTTTTAAAGCTACTTTTGCTACATTCATAGATACAATAAATATTACTGATAGCATTTCAAGATCAATAGAACGGATTATTTCCAATACAGTTACAATTACAACCAGTATCAAAAAAATGTTTGATATAATTATGTCAGACACAGCCACAATTACTGACGCGATAGAAATTATAAAATCAAGATTCGTAACGTTTGTAGAAACAATAAATATCACGGCAAGCATATTGAGAACCATAGCAAGAGTTTTTGCAAACACGATTACAATTACAGATAGTTTTATTAGATTGGTAGAAAAGTTTTTAGTTCTAACATCAACAATCACAATTACGGCTACAATTTCAGTTGCAAAGCTATTATCAAGAATTTTTACCGAAACGATAACAATTACGGACGTTCTGACATCTGTTAAATTATTGGCGGCGTATGTTTTCGGAAAAATTAGTTCGCTTTCAATGTTCGGTAGTATAAAAAGTCAAGATGAAATAGGTAAAATTGACAACATAAATTTTAACGGCAAAATAAAATGAAATTACTAAAATTTGCAAACAACGCGCTGATGTTGGTTATATCAGAATCAGCCATAATGAAAGCGGCAGTTACAGCCGGATCAAACAAGGCAATTACAGTTGATGATAACAACAACCTTGCCGACAATGATTTCATATTTTTCGGAGAACCTGCAATGGCAAAGAGCGAAATTGCGCAAATTAACGCCGCCGTAGTTGCCGGAACTGCTTTTCAGGTTGATTCTTTAAGTTTTCCTCACGCAATAGGAACTCCGGTATATAAAATTCCATATAATCAGGTAAAATTTTATCACGCTGATACTATTGGAGGAGATAAAACATTGATCGGTTCTGCCGTTGATATTGACGCCGATAGCGAATATACGACAGTTGTTGATAACACAAATTCAACCGGATATTTATTTTTCCAACTTTTCAATTCTGAAACTTCTGCTTATTCTGATTATTCTGCCGGATATAGTTACGACACAATTCCTTATGGATCAAGAATAAAAATACGAGAATTTGTTACCAGTCCGCACAATTGGAATAAACCTTTGGACGAAGATACTTTTAATGCTCTTTGCGACTTTGCGGAAAGCGAAATTTTTGCGATAAAAAGGTGGAGATTCAGAGAAAAGATAACTACGTTTAGTTCAATAGCCAGTCAACAGTCTTACACTAAAACAGCCGCCGGAGCGACAGATTTGGGACAACTGGTTTACGCAACCTATGACGGAAATCCAGTTTATCCAGTATCTTTGCGAGTTCATAAACGATTAAATTGGAACAGTTTGCAAGAGGGGACACCAAGAACAGTCCTTGAATTTGAAGATAGCCTATTATTTACTCCTATTCCGTCAGAAGTAAAAACTATTGAATTGTATCATTATAGAAATTCCGTAGGATTTTCAAACGAAACAATTGAAACAGAAGTAAAATTACCGCAAGCAATCGGATTTAGAGTATTGCAAGACCTTTGGGCTACGGCTGACACGAAAAAATCACAGTATTTCGAAAGACGTTATATGCAGACTATCTCCGCAATGAAATTGGACGATAATAAACAGGTTAGCAAGTTTCCGGCTCTTTCAGATGTTGGATATGATGACAAAGGTTTTGATCAAGTAGAACACCCTAATCGCATAACATAAAACTATGGGAAATTTGAAGCGAATAAATAAAATGGATTGTTCAGGTGGAGTGCAGACGCGAACTGTTGTTCCGTTGGCTTTAAGTAGCCAAGTTTTGCACGTTCTTAACGGAGAATTTGGTTCAAAATTGGGAGCAGTAACAGGACGAAAAGGAAGTTTAGTTCAGTCCACAGTAGTCGCTTCGCAAAAAATCTTAACACTTCTGCAATGGATTAAAAGCGACGGAACTGTAAATTATTTTGCTTCCGTGTCGGACGGAGCGCAAAGCACACCAAAAGTCGATTTATTCAAAAACTCGGCTGTATTTGCCGGAACTTGGACGAAGTCAATGGAGGATTTAGCTGATCTAACTGATGTTTTTGCAGAGAATTTTATCAATCAGCTCATAGCTTTTAATGGAGTTGATACAGTAAAAGGTTTCAATGGGACTTCTTGGGGAGCTATCACTAATGCTCCGGCGGCAGGTAAATTTCCGGCAGTTTATCAACAAAGACTTTTCGTTTTAACTCAAACTGGTTATTTGCATTATTCAGACGTAATAAATGCGACAGGAGATGATTTTACATCAACTACGTGGACTAATCGTGGTATCAATCCGAATGACGGACAAAAATGCAAAATGATGAAAAGACACAGAAACAGATTGGTTATTTTTAAAGAAGAATCAATTTATCGTTATGACGGAGCAAATGAACCGGAAGCTGTTATTACAGTCGGGACACATAGTGGAAAATCAGTAGTAATTCTTAATGATATTTTCTTCCACCACCCGACAGGAATTTATAGAATGGGAGTTGGAGAACCGGTAATGATTTCAAGGGCTGTTCAGAAATATTTAGACGGAATGAGTAGTGCTAATTGGGCTAATGTTGCCTCTGGCAGAGATTTGGAGAATGTTTATTTTTGGATAGGAAACGTAACAATTGGCGATCCATTGGAACACGACTACAACGAAACTTATACAAACGTAGTTTTGGTTTATAACGTATACGCGCAAACGTGGACTGTATTTAGCGGTTGGGACGCAAGAGTATGGTTTTATGATGAAACTTCCGGACTTACTTATTTTGGAACTTCGGCAGGAAAAGTGGTTCAGATAAATACCGGATATGCTGATGTAGACGGAGCAACTTCATTGCCAATTTCGTTTCAAGTGATATTTATGCCGGAAGATTATGGTTATCCCGAAAAAGATAAGGAATTTGGCTTAATCAAGGTAATTGGACAATACGATAGCGATATTTTGATAGCAGAAAATTATAGTAAATTGGTATCAAAAACTGAATTGAATCAGAAAAAATCAGGCGGATCTCCTACTTGTAAAGATTTATGGGTTGGAGTGAATGAAGAATACAATATTAGACCTCCAAGAATTGAGGGATTGATTTTAGATAATGTAACTTTACACGATAACGCAGATTAGTATGTCATATTTAGATAGTGGTTTTAACGAAAATTTAATAAGAATAGGATACGCAGGTTCTACTCCGGATCAACCGCAGTATGATTCTGTTAATATCGCTGAAATTCTTACACAAGGATCACTGCCTCCAAATGTTATTGCCGGAACGGATATTGAGGACGCTTTGACAAACGCGGCTTTGGCTATTGTAAATGCCGCCGCCGCACAAGGCACGGCTGACGGAAAAGTGATAACGTTCTTTCAATCAAGCGTGCCTACTTCCGAAGCAATTGGCGATTTATGGATTGATACTGATGATGAAAATAAGCTTTATAGGGCTGAAATGGTTGGCGCGAATGAAATAAAGGCAGGAGAGTGGGTTTTAGCGCAAGATCAGGGTATCAGCGCGGCTATATCGGCGGCAGGAACAGCGCAAAGCACGGCAGATAGCAAGGTTGTTACGTTTGCGCAAGACACCGTGCCTACTTCCGAGGGAATTGGAGATTTATGGGTTGACACTAATGACAGTAATAAATTATATCGCGCGGCTTCCGTTGGTGCTGATCAAATTGCCGCCGGAGAATGGGTATCAGTTCGTGATTCAGATATTGCTAACGCTATTCAAGCCGCTTCGGACGCACAGGCGACAGCAGACGGAAAGGTAACTACGTATATTCAGGCGGCTATTCCGACTTCGGAAGCGATCGGGGACTTGTGGATTGACAGCGACGACAGTAATAAACTGTATCGAGCGGCGAGTGTGGGAGCGGACGCAATTGCGGTAGGAGAATGGGTAATTGTTCGGGATTCGGGTATTTCTTCCGCTTTGAGTTTAGCTGATTCAAAAATTACAACATTTTATGCGACATCAGTTCCGACAGCGATCAGCGCAGGGGATTTATGGATTGATACGGACGACAATAATACTCCTTATAGAGCCACAGCCATTGGAGATAACGAAGTTAAAGCCGGAGAATGGGTAAAAATTGAAAATCCGGTAGCTGATTGGGCGAATGTGAGAGCAGGGACTAATGCGGCGGCTTTGGCAGTCGGGGACGGAAAAGTGTTATTGGACGGATCGAATAAAAGAATAATTATCAATGACGGAACAAATGATAGAGTTTTAATAGGATATTTATCAGGAAAATTTTAAAATTATGAGTTTAGACTATGGTGCGGCAGTTTCAGTAAAAGGATATGATGTGAAAACCTGTGCTGATAGGTTTCTTCTTTACAGTTCCGCATTTCAGACATTGAAAATTCATAGTATCACAAAAGTAACCGGAACATTGCCAATTAGAATAACGCACAATTTAGGATACTACTGTCCATTTGAAGTTATTGCTCACGACGCTCCACAATATGCTTATCAGACATGGAAGCGCATACCTTTTTCAGACGGAATGTTTTATAACAGCGTAACAGCAAAGGGATATGCAAATTACATTGATATTGTGGACGGAGAATATGATCCGGAAGTAAGCAATTCATATACAGTAATTATTTATTTAGATAATTTTGCGACAGTAGCAGAAAAATCGGTCAATACCGGAACAGACGTAGGAAGTTCGTCATCTGATTATGGGATTAGAGTTAGTAAAGACGGATATGATGTTAAGGATTGCACGGATCTCCAATGTGCTTTTACAAGTAAACAAGGATTTAGCGAGATAGTTCATAAAAAGGGAATAAATACTGAAAGAAGCGGACAATGCGCAGTTTCACATAATCAAGATTTCCCATTAAAATTTTTGGCTTTTCAGAAAAATACAGGAGAAAGTTTTATAACTCCGTGTATCCGCAGAGGCAGAACCACATTAACATTGGACGGAGCGTATATTGACAGCGATTATTTGTATATGGGGGTTGATGACGGAGGTGGGGATTTTTCAGACAGTTATGATTTTTATTATATAATGTTTAAAAATAAGCTAACTTAATGATATGGGAGATTATGGAATGAGAATTTCACAGGACAGCAAAGACGTTAAAACCTGCACCGATTTGGAATGTATTTTTACAAGTAAGTATTCATTAGCAAAGGGTGGAATTTGCGGAATTGGTAATATTACGGCTGTTGCTCCGGACGTTGATGAAACTGCGGAGGGAACATTAGAAATAACACACAGTTTGGGTTATATTCCAGTAATAAGAATTTTTATGTTAACAGAGGGAGAATTTATAGAAATACCGGAAACAGAATGGGCGGCAGGAGTATTTGTTTTTGACGTTTATTACGAACATACGACAACGAGTTTAATCACTATTTATGCTTCATTGTGGGTTAGCGGAGAAGCTGCTGAAATTGATTTGGATTTTGCATATTTTATATCATTTGAAAAGGTAAACATATGATTTTATTTTATAACAAAAAAACAGGAAATATTTTTGGAGTAATAAGCGGACGTGTTCACGATCAAGCACAGATGAATATGTTTATTGGCAATGGTTCTCCGGCAGAAGATATTGGTAAGTATATTATTGGTTGGGGAACTAATGATGAAGTCGAAGATTATGAGGTGGAAGTTGATAAAATGGTAAATGTCGGAAAAGGATTTTTTAAGAAAATAAAGACAAAGGAAATTTTGAAAAGGAATAAAATGATACCACATAATTCAGATAAGTTTGATATTTTACAGAAATTTGAAGATGAAACACCTGAAAATCCAATGGATTACAAGATAGATATTTCAACTAATAATTTAATAAAGAAATAAATATATGGCTTCTTGGAGAGAAAAATTAGCGGCGGAGGCAGGTATGACATTAAAGGCATACGTTAAAACTGACGCATATAAACAAGCTAAAAAGGCGAGAGATAAAGATGAAAAAGCAAAAAAAGATAGCGATAATGACTATAAGGATATTATAAAATCTATTTTAGAAAGCACCCCTGCACAACAGGAAGTGTTGCCTGATTTTGAAACAACCTATTCTTCTGATCTTGAAGCAGAGGATTACACACAGGCGGAGGCTTTATATAAGCCATATTTTGAACGACAGATAGCAAATGAATTGGAGGATTTAAACGCTTGGAGCGAAGCTGAAAGTATCAGTTACGAAAGAAGTTTGAGGCGCGCAAGGTTTTCGTTAGCGGCTTCCGGTGGAGCGATAGGAAGCGAAAGAACGACACAAGAGAGCGAAATGGCGCAAGACGAACAGATGAAAACCGAAAGTCAAATTAGAGGAGTTGAAAGAAATGTCGGGACAGAAGCGATAAAAAATGCCGGTTATCAAAGCGGAGGTCAAACGCAAGAGGGTTCTATTGTTGGAAAAATGAAAACTGCTATACAAGAGGGACAGTTATGGTATAAAAATCAGCGAGCGCAAAGATATTACGGAAATGCGAATACTTATTACAGTCAACCAAGTGCTTATAGTTTAGAGGGTTCAGAATTATAATTTTAATAAATAAAACGATATGGCAAAAAGTTATAAAGATTTATGGGCGGAAGCGGCTGATTTAGAATCGGAGGGAGAGAACGTTGCTAATTTCAACGAATCAGTTGCTAAACTCCCGTATACGTTAAAGGACGAATTTCGTAAAGCACAAGATCCAAAACTTGATGAGGCTATCAACAAGGCTCAATCGGATACTTTCGGTGCGGCTATAAAAGGCTTAAATATGTATCAAGACATATCCGATCCTTTCGCGAGGCGAGATTTGGCTGAACAATATCAAGGCGGAATTGAAATGGGTTGGAAAAACTTGACTGACGAAAGGACGCGGAGGCAAGGAGTTTACGCTGATTACATCACAAAATGGACTGGACTTTATGGCGCAGAAGCCGCTAAAAAACAGGATTTATTCAATAATAAGATTTCTATTTGGGAAAAGGAAAAATCATTGGCTGATACAGAGGAAAATAATAGACGTTGGGAAATTGAAAATGCTCGTGCGGAAAGAACTTCCGGAACGAAAGTCGCAAAAGATTATACCAATCAGGAAATTACTGCTACTGTTGCTTCACTAAAAGCGCAGGGTAAAAATTGGGGAGAAATAAACGATTTCTTGGTTTCAGAGGGTATTGATACTATCAGAAATTCTTACGCTGATAAGCAAATGAGGTCTATTATTGGTGGAGAAAGGATTGAGGAACAGTTATCTTATTCCGAAGAAAATGCTAAAATGAAGTTTGAAGAAACAAAATCGCAAGGAAACGGAAGTCAGGAAAATCCATATAAAAATGAGAGTATGGCTGAAAACGGAGATTATTATTGGTCAGGGACAAAGAAGAAGAAAAAAGTTAACAACTGGTTCGACGCGACAGTAGACTAAAAATTTAATTGAATTTTTTATATGGAAAACAGATTACTAAAAGCATATAGTAGTAAGACTTCTTCATCAGTCAATACCTCAACTGGAAACAATCGTTTGATTTCAAATTATTCAGAATGGGAAAAGAAAAAGAAACAACGAGAATTAGTTACGGCGCAACAAGAACCACCGCAGGCAAAGCCGGTGGATCAAATGCAACACGAAGAAAAAAAGACAGAGGAAAAGAGTTTTCTCGGTCATCTTGACGCTGTTACTACTAAAAGTATGTATGGTGGAATGAAAATGATTGGAGAGGGAATATCCGGAGTTGGACGTTATTTACAAAGAGGAAATGAAAATGATTTGATAAAAAAAGACAGCATTGCAGGTAAAATAAAGCAAGGTTTTGGAAAAGACGTTGAGGGGTTTGGAACTGGAATGGCGTCTATGATGAAGTCAGAGGGAGAACGATTGACTGATGAAAATGATATTGATCAGGAATTGCAACAAGATTTGATTGGACAGGACGGAAAATTCAGGTGGGATTTGGCTAAAAATCCAAAATTTGCCGTATCGCAAGTGGCTAATGGTATTTATTCAATGATTCCGGCTCTCGCCGCTTCCGTCGCAACTGGCGGTGGGACAACGGCTATTATGGGAACTATGACCTTAATGGAAAAAGGAAATGCTTACGAAGATTATACTGGAATAATTGCTAAAAATAAGGGAATAGACATAAAAGATTTATCGTCGGAAGATATAAAACAAGCAGACGAGTTATCCTCTCTCTATGGCGGACTTTCAGGCGCGCTTGAAACAATACCATTGGCAGGATTTATGTCAAAAATAGGAGGAAAAAGAGTAGCCGCAGGTTTATTAAAAAAGGCTCTTTTAGAAGTTCCAAAAGACGTTCTTATTCAGGCTACACAGGAGGGAACGACAGAGGGTTTACAACAGTTTGTGCAAAATTTAATTGCTAAACAGTCCGGAGTTGATCCAAACAGGGATTTAATGGACGGAGTGGTAACAAGCACCTATGGAGGTGCTGTTACTGGCGGTGTAATGGGCGTAGCACCTGCCATAACCGCAGAAAGGACATCTGACGCTCCATTGCCAAATCAGAGCGTAGAGATGATTACACAGGCTCAACAGACGCCACCGGAAGAATTGCCGGCGCAACCAGTAGAGGCAGGAAGTAAAGTGCAGACTTTGGTAGAGGCTCTTTCTATAAACGACAAAGAAACTGCCGATACTTTGACGGCGGATATGACCACCGAAGAATTAGATCAGACTTTGGAAACTTTGAATAAAGCTTATGTAGTGGCTGACGCCGAAACCAAAAAGACTATCGGAAATGATATGGAATATCTGACAAACCTTTCGGCTGAACGAATGGACAAAATTCAGAATGTTGCCGGAGAGGTCGTCAAAAAAAAGGCTGTTGAAAATTTAGATAATGACGTAGAAAATTTAAGCGTTTCTGAAATTGATGAAGTCAATAAATTGCTTGAACAGGTCAAAGAAAAAACACAAGAAGAATACCCTATTGTTACGAATAAAACTGTCCAAGCGGTAGAAAAAACAAAGACTGATATTTCGGAATTGCAAACTCAAAAGAAAGAACTTTTGGCTAAAAAGAGCGAAATAAAAGAACAAGCACCGGAAAAAGCAAAGGAAATTCAAACAGTTATTGATACTGTTGATAAGGAAATAAACGGATTAAAAGATTTTGCCAAACAACCAAAACTTCGTCCGGAGCAACAAAGCAAAGTTCCGACTTATGGCTATGACGAAATCAGGCAAGGTGCTGATAAACAATATCAGATTTATTATCGTGGAACGGACAATCTTTTTACATTTAAAAAGTTTACTTCGCAAGAAGAAGCCAAAAAATATGTCAATGAACATAGAGAGAAAACTAATGCAGATTTTAAAGTCGGGCAAAAGGTATCTTTTCACGAAATCAAAAAGGGGGAAACAGTTGGCTTGGAAAAACGTCAATACACGATCAAGGAAATACATAAGGCGGATAAAACAGACGGAAAAGAAACTATTTTATTGACGAATGATAAGGGAGAGGAATTATGGACAACTCCGAAAAGTATAAGCCAATCAAAGGAAACTCCGAATCTTTTTAATCAGCCTAAAACTAAAAAAGAGAAAGTTACTGAAAAACCGAAACTTGATGAAAAGCTTGTTGGAAAAAAATTGACAGTAGAAAAAGGTGCTTTTAAAGGAATACCAATAACGCAAAAAGAAGTGAGTGTTTTTAACGCAGACGGAACAGTAAAACTTGATATGGAAGAAAATGGAAAATTTGTCAAAGTTGTCGAAATGAATAAAAAAGAATTGAAAAAAGCCGGATTTGGAGAAGAAGCTATGGGTTTTGGAGAATCGGCAGACGTATTTTTTAGCAATGGAAAACCGATTATAGCTATAAATTGGCTCAATGGAAATTTATCGGGCTTTTCTGTTCAAAAAGATTTTAGAGGAAAGGGAATTTCCGACGCCTATATTAAGCAACTTGCAAACGAAAACGGCGGAATTTTAAAAGTAGAAGATCCAAATGAAGCAATGTTGAATCTTTTGAAAAGAGTAGGCAATATTTCCGAACCGAGTGGAGAGGGAACTGTTACGTTATTTATCGGAACGCAACCGCCACTATTTTCAAATTTAGCCGTAGGAGAAATGACGTATTCTCAAATTCAAAAAGCCAAATCCAAAAAAAATAATGCCGGTGCTGAAAAAATAATTAAAACATTAGAAAAAGAAAAAAGTAAAGGAAAAATTACCGAATTACAGTTCGGGAGATTAAGCGACTTTGTTAAAAATTTTACTGACTTATTGAATAAAACAGAACTTACTTTTGTAGATCCAAAACCAACAGTAGACTACGCAGGAAAATACAACTATTCTGACGATATTATTGAACTCGTTAGAAAGAAAATGACAGAAAAAAACGTTACATTTGAACACGCTTTTATCCACGAAGTTTGGCACGCACTTTCAAGATATTTGCCAAAAGAAGATTTGTCTATCATTCAAAAACAGTTTGAAAAAGAAAAGAAAATATTTTTTGATGATCCAAAAAACAAAAAATACAAAGAAGCCGTAGAACGTGGACAAAAGTCCTTATTAAAGGAAAATTTAAAAGCCTATCAATTTTATTCTATCGGAGAATGGTTTGCTGAAAAGATGACAGCAGAAACAATGCCGGAAATTGCATTGAGATATGGGAAAAGAAGCATTATTACAAGGGTATTGGATCATCTTCGGGGAATTTTACAATCAGCTTATAAGGCATTGGGATTAAAAAAAGGAGAACGCAGAGCAGAAGAAATTTTTGGCGACTTTATGGAGGGGAAAAATAAGAAAATGAATTTTGAATTTGGTCTTGATTATTATTTAGACAAAAATGAAAACGCTTATCGTTCAGAGGACGGAAGCCCTTATGTAACTTCAAACATTACTGCCGGAGAATGGGAATTGCAACGTGATTTAACCAAGAAAAAACTGGACGAACTTTTGGAAAGACCGGACAAATTTACCAATCCCGACAACACCATAAATTACGAAGATTACGCCAAAATGAAAATGCTCCAAGAAGATATGGAAGCCGGCAAAGATACGCGTTCTGATTTGGTGGAAATTATGCGTCTTTTGGAACTATATAAAAGTCCGGTGTATCTCACGAAAGGAATTGCGACTGCAATGATTGAGGGAACTGGCGCATTTAAAAAGGTTTCTTATTTACCGGACGAAGTAACGGACGTCAAAGATCTAACTAC